AGTAATAGGTGATTCAACTACAGCACCTGATAATGATGTTCAACAAATATACAAAAACTGTGCAGGATGTCAACAGACACCTTTAGAATACTATTATAAGTTCTTAAGTTGTGATGGTCTATTTGATGGCAATATAAGAAGCTTTACTCCTTTAACCTTAGGAGACTTCATAGATGTTTCAACAGGACCAGGATGTGGTTCTATATATGGAATTGCTACAGACTATCAATTCACATGGACAAATACAAATATATTTGATGATTGTGATTCATGTAACGGTATAGTACCAACTATAGATAAGTGTCATATAATTAAAAACTCCGGAATTTCCGTTGCATCAGGTACTTACTTCTATGGTGGCTTAGGTTATAGCTGGCTAGCCGGTGGCAATAGTACTATCTCAATATGTGCTACGGTTGGAACGGTAACAAACAGTTCAGCATCTGTAACAGTTACAGTAACAACCCAAACATGTACTCAGAATACAAGATGTAAAATACCCTTTGTACCAAATCTATGTATTGAGTATATAGTTAGTAATGACGGTGGCAATAATCCTGCAGGTTACTCATATACTAATTGTACTGGTGGTTCAGCAGGTGGACTTCTTGCACTTGGAACACAAGTTACATTTTGTTCTCAAACAGTTCCGCAAATAAGTTCAGGAATGACAATAACATTAGGTATTGGAGATTGCCCATAACCATTTCAATAATAACAGTAATTATATTTAAGAGTATATGGCAGATAAGAATGTAAAGATTACCATTGAGGTAGACGGAGTAACGCAAGTAGTTGACAACTTAGATGATGCAACGAAAGCAATGGACAAACTTGGTAAAGAAACCAAGAAAGCCGGAGAAAGTGCAACTATCTTTGATGGCATGAAAAAGAAGTTTGGAGACTTTAAAGATGGAGTAGGTAAAGTATCTAATTCTTTTAAAGGTTTGAAAGGTGCTATCATGGCCACAGGACTAGGAGCCTTAGTAATCTTACTAGGTTCCTTAATCTCTTACTTTAAGAATACAGAAGAAGGAAGTCGTAAGTTAGCAATAGCTATGGAAGCCTTTGGTATTATAATGGGTAAAATACAAGATGCAGCTGCTAAAGTAGGAGAGATGTTAGTCTGGGTATTCACAAACCCTAAAGAAGCTCTAATGAACTTTGTCAACCTGATTAAAGAAAATATAATCAACAGGTTTGAAGGTCTCTTAGAACTCCTCCCTGCACTTGGTAATGCTATCAATCAACTATTTAAAGGTAACTTTAGCGCAGCTGGAAAGATTGCAGCAGATGCTATGGGTAAAGTAGTGTTAGGTGTAGAAGATATTACAGACAAAGTAACCGATGCCGCAGCAGCAGTTGTAGAGTTTGCTAATGAAGTTGTAGTTGAAGTAAAGAAAGCAGTGGCAGTAGCTACACTTTTAGTAGATCAGTTTAGAGCTATTAGAAATGCACAACAAGCCTTAATAGTAGAGAATGCTAACCTTAATAAGGAAATGGAAACTCAACAAAAGATTGCTGAAGATACTAATAGAACTTATGAAGAAAGAAAGACTGCATTAGAAGCACTCGGAGTAGCTCAAGTTAAGTTAGCAGAAAACCTAGCTAAACAAGCTAAGTTAGAAGAACAGAATCTTAGGTTACAAATCAGCCAAGAAAGTAATTACGAAAAGCGAGAAGAATTAGAGACAAGTTTAGCAGAGGCTACAGCTAGTCGTATAGATGCAGAAACTGCCTTAGAGACTAGAAAGTTAGATGCTCTAAAGATTACAGCAGAATTAGAATTAGAAGAAGTAGCAAGAAAGCAAGCCATAATGGATATGATTGCTGAATTAGATGTAGAGTCCTTAGAGAATACATTTAGAAAAGCTGAAGCAGAACTCCTAATACAAGAAGAAGCACAGCTAAGAGAATTAGATGCTCTTAAAGCTACAGAAGATCAAAAGCAAAAGATAAGAGATGGCTTTATTAAGAAGAGAAACAAACTTGCTAAAGAAGAAAAGAAGTTTAACGAGAAAGTAAAGAAAGACGAAATGAAAGGTCAGATCGATATGGCAGGTCAAACCTTTGGCGCTATTGCTGGTCTATTAGGAGAAAACTCCGCTGCTGGTAAAGCTGCCGCAATCGCTGCTGCAACTATTAATACTTATCAAGGTATTACTGCAGAACTTGCTACTAAGACTATTACACCTTTCGAGATAGGATTAAAGATTGCCAATGTTGCTACAATTGCTGCTATTGGTTTTAAATCTGTAAAAGATATTATTTCAACACCTGTTCCTGGAGGAGGAGGTGGAGGAGGAGGCGCTCCTTCGATGAGCATACCTTCAGCACCAGTTGTAGATCCTAGTGTAGCACTAGCTGCAGGAGCCGGTGCTGACGGAGAAGAAGAAACAACAGTTCAATTAGGTCAACAAACTGGAAGCAGTGGTGCTAATGTAGTTAGAGCTTATGTTGTATCAGATGAAATGACAACACAACAAGAAGCTGATGCTAAAATTAACGATCTCGCAAGATTGTAAAATGAATATATAATATTATGATAGGAAAAATAGTAGAACTTTTAATAGATTGGGATGATATGCAATTCGACGACTTAGGTGTTGATGTAATTTCATTAGTAGATAAGCCAGCAATCGGTATTGCATGGCAAGCATTTGCAGCACAACAATTCGTAGATCCTAAAGCAGGAGAAACTGAAGTAGATTATATAGGCAGATGTATTCCCACGTTAATAGAGGAAGGCTTTGATGAAGATCAAGCCGCTGCTATATGTTATAATAGTTACAAAGGAGAAAGCTTCTTAGAAGACAACCCTTGTCAAAGTGGTTATGTAGCTTATGGAACTAAAAACAAAGGTGGAAGACAAGTACCTAACTGTATTCCTATAGAAAATCAAGAGTTAGCAGAGATTAGAGAGAACAAAGAATGTCCAGACGGATTTGAACATCAAATGCCAGATGGAACTTATATGTGTGGTAAAGAACATGCAACAGTTGATCCTATTATAGAGATGGCTTCACACGTTGATTTCGGTGAAACCTTAGACTATGCAAACACAATAGAGATTAATCAATCACAAGCAAATTTTAATGAGTTTACAGACACTCTAAAAGCTATTATTGGTTTAGACATTTTAGGTAGAAAAGATCCATCAGAAGAAGGTGAAATCAAGTTTAGATATACAGGTCCTACTCCACAAAGAGATTTTTGTAGAGCAATGATGAGACTAAAGAAAGTATACACTAAATCAGAAGTAGAAAGAATGTCTGGTCTTAATCCTGGCTTTGGCCCAAGAGGTGCAAGTACCTATGATATTTTTAAATACAAAGGAGGACCTAACTGCCAACATTATTGGGAACAAGTAAGAGTCTTTAGAGAAGAAAGAAAAACCGTAGTAGTAAGTGAAGGCCCAGCAAGTGGCCTAGCAGGCGAAGATCCTGACTCAATGAGAAACCATGGCTACTTAATGTCAGCATGGAACTTCTCTGATGATGATCAGATGGTTATTACAGGCCCTGCGATGACTCCTAATACACTTATACCAAGAAAAGATAGTAACAATAACACATTCCATGTTTACTTCTCAGAAGACACGATTAAGAAAATCAATAAGAAGTTCTTTGAGTACAATAAGAATAATAATACAGATGTAAACCATGACGATGATGTAGTGATAGATAACACATTACTAGAATCATGGATAGTAGAAGACAAGGAGATGGATAAGTCAAAAGCTATGGGCTTTGATGTACCTAATGGAACATGGATGGTAAGCTATAAGATCAATAACGATGATACATGGCAAAAAATTAAAGCTGGTGAACTGAATGGTTTTTCAATAGCCGGTCAATTCATTGAAAAAGCTACAAAGAAATAATATGACTAACGATATCAAAGACGCAGCAGCAACCGTAACTACAATTGCAGGCGGTGGAGCCGCTGTAATGGGAATTAATGAAATATTAACCTTCGCCTTGTTACTTACAGGTATCGTGTTAAACATTATAAGAATAAGAGCAATGCGCTCTAACAAAAAGAAGGACAAGGAGTAGCTCTACGCAACTCCTTAAGTGAGCTCGTGACCAGTTTGGTCACTTTGGGGGACCGTTATATATAGTAGTATAGACAATTAAGTCTAAATTAATTAATACCTATAATAATATGAACGTAAATCAAGTTATTACAAAGCTAAAAGTTATGTTAGGTGCTGAAGAAGCTGTTATCGAAGTAAAGATGGCAGAAGCTACATTAGTTGATGGAACTGAAGTATATTCTGAAGGTGAATTACAAGCTGGAGCAATCCTATTTGTAAGAGCTGGAGAAGGTGCATCAGAAGATCCATTTGCTCCTAAAGGCAAGCACGAAACAACTGACGGTATGATTATTACTGTTGGCGACTCTGGAGAGATTACTAATGTTGAAGACAAGGGTTCGGAAGAATCAGTGAAAGAAGCAGAAGAAACTTTTGAAGAGGAAGAAGTAAAAGTAGACGTAAAGGAATCTGTATATGATATGGATGGTCTTGTTGAAGCTATTGCTGAAATGTTAAAGCCACAAGCAGAAGTAATCGAAGAACTAAAGAAAGAATTATCAGTTTTAACTGGAAGATTCGAAGCAGTAGCTAACGAACCTGTAGCTCCTAAAGTAACAACTAACACTTTCAAAGAAGTATTAGCGGAAAAAGAGAACAAGATGGCAGCAAGATTAACAATGCTAAGATCTATTAGAAACTCAAAGTAAACCTAAACTAAAAATTAAACACTAAAAATTATGGCATTCGGATTTAACGTAGCAGCATTGCCTGCTTACACAGACCAATTATCATTAGAGTTAATCTCTAAATCAGTTTTAACAACTGACCTATTGTCCTACTTAGACCTAAGAACAGGTTTAGCATCAGGAACAGTAGCAATTAACCTTGTTGACGCAGAATTACCTGTATCGGCATTATCATGTGGATTTACTCCAGATGGTGAAATTACTTACACTCAAGTAAATGTAATTATCGAAGCTCTTCAATCTAAGACAGAAGTTTGTCCAGAAGATTTAAGATCAGTATACCAATCAGCCTTTATGAGTGCTGGAACTGGTAACGATGAAATTCCTTTTGAAGAAGTAATCTCAAACCAATATCAAGAAAAGTTAACTAAATACAACGAAGGATTCCTTATTAATGGATCTGCAGGTGGAACAATGACTGGACTTAAAGGACAAATCACTGCAGCTAACGGTGCAACAGTTCCAGCAGGAGCAGTAGCATGGACAGTAGCAAATGCAGTTGATCAAGCTTTAGACTTATATGATGCAATCGACGAGTCTGTAAAAGACAGAGACGATTTAATTATGGTAGTAAGTCCTGCTAACTATAGAACTTTAACTAGAGCTTTAGTAGCACAAAACTTATTCCATTTTGATTCAGTATCTTCTAATGATATCTTAATCTTACCAGGAACAAACATCACAATCGTGAAGTCTTCTGGTTTAGTAGGATCTGACAATGTATTTGCAGGACCATCTAAGATGATCATAGCAGCAACAGGATTACAAGATGAATTAGATTCTTTCGTATGGTTTTACGATCAAGGAGCTGATGTAATGAAGTTCAGAGCAGCTTGGAGATTAGGTGTTGGAGTAGCAGAAGTAAATCTTTTTGCAACTAACGACCTAGCATAGTAACTAACTTAAAAAAAATCACATTAAATTATGGCATGTAGCAATATAACAGCTGGCGTATTAAATGGATGTAGCACGAACCAAGGTGGATTAGAAGCAATCTTCATCGCCAACGGACCTCAAACTGCATTTGTAGAAGCGGCTGGCACAGTATCATCGATCACGGTCGCTGGTGCAGCATTAGTACCTGCTGATTTTTTTAAGTTCGAAGTACCTAGAACTACTTCTTCAATTACAGAAACTGTAACAGGAGATATACAACAAGGAACGGTAACTTATGCACAATCAGTAGTAATGGTATTAAACCAAATGCAAGCGGCAACTAGAGATCAATTACAATTAATGTTTGAAGCAACCGATATGATCGTAGTTGCAAAAGACAACAATGGTAGATATTGGTCAATAGGACTAGAACGCGGAGCTTATGGTGAAACATCAGCGAACACTTCAGGAGTCGCATATCAGGATCGCAACGGGTACGAGGTGACCATAGGAGCAATTGAAAAGCACCCTATGTTTGCAGTAGACGGAGCAATTGTGGAAGCGTAAGCTTTAACAACCCAAAAAGAAAGGTCAGTAGAAATACTGGCCTTTTTTAGGGTGTTTTGTAATCGTAAGGTGGGTAGTGGTTGTTTACTTTGTTAATACTAGAGTGAGAAACTCCGTATTGTAATGCCAAATCTGCTTTAGATGGATATTTGTAAGGAACATATACATCTCTTATTTCTTTAACTTGCTCTGGAGTTAAGGCTCGAGCTTTGATTTTAGGTCTACTAGCTAATTCTTTGTTAATTTCTGCAGTAAATCTACCTCTTTTAGCATTATCTACTAGTAAACCTGCAGCTCTAGCAGTTTCTGAATTCCAGGTTACTCTATATTTTTCTAATAGAGCTACTGATTGCTTGTAAGTATTTGAATTATCTCTTTTGCCAAAGTATTGTATTTGTAATTCTATTTCTCTTTGGCTAACCATATCTATACAGGTATGCTCTTCCATTGCATAGTAGTTAGTTAACTTTTGAACTTTAGCTCTATTAGGGTAATGTTCGTCTACTCCAATTTTAGGTTCGCCATTTGTTTGTATTCCGTAATATATTGTATATGTCTTCATGTATATTATACCACTAAATTAAGAATAGTTTCATATCCATTACTAGTCACTGTCATGGCTGCTTTAAGGCCTGAAACCTAAAGACTTAAGTTATACTGCTGTT